ATAGAGTCACCTTCGTTTGCTCTGTAAAAAGGAGCACCAGCTGTTACATCGCTTGTACTTACACTGGTTTGGCTTCCAAGTACGGTTAAATCTCCATCTACTTGTAGGTCAGTACCGATATGTGCAGAAGTTCTAACACGGAAACTATTTACCGAGTGATTCTGTTGATTTACAAGCAATATTCCATCTGTTGGGTCACTTTTAACAACCCATCCTAAACACATGGGATAGTTAGGATAAACTGGTGATGCGTTTTGAACAGCTCCGGGAGTAAGCCCTACAAAGAAGTTTGTCCCTGCAGATAGTCCTGAGGTGTCAACATCAAACAATTGTCCTGCAATTAAGCAGTAACCATAACTGTTGTTTGCTATGTCACCTGCTGCAATTCCTTGAGCATTGTATGCGTTTACGTCTGTAGCATCTGCAAGACCTACTGTAGGTACTGCTGGCTTTGAACCGCTGGTGTAATTACCACTGAAATATAAAGGTTGGCCTTTTAGAATTGTAGATCCAGTGTCATTATAAACTCGTTGGTGTTCCTCTAAGCCTATTTCATGGACAACATTAGGGTCATCACTCCAATAGTTTATTGTAGCATGTTGTTTGTCATACCACATGCGACCCTCTTGGTACTCAGCGTGTCTATTATAATGGTTATTATTGAAGTCTACATGTGAACCAACATTTACATCGTTGTCAACTGTCAAACTGTTTTGCATAGTGACATCTGCACTGAAGTTGGCTGGCGGTGTAACAGTGATAGCACTACTGTCAGTTGTATCTATAATAGGTGTAAACAAAGAAGTTGTAACAGTAAGTTCATTTCCGATTGTTACATCGCTTGGTAATCCAATTGTAATTGATTGATTACTTGCAGAAGTTTCTATTTCGTTTGATGTACCACTTATTGTTAAACTTTGACTTGCTAAAGCGACCGTACCTGTGCCACTGTCTCCTGCTGTTCCTAAGTCTGTGCTTATACTTGCTGTGGAAACTGCTGTAACTAATCCTTTAGCGTTAACAGTCACAACAGGAATTGCAGTAGCACTTCCAAAGCTTCCTACATTAGAATTTACTGTTGCTAGAGTAGCAGTAAGTGTGCCACTGGCAAGATCTGTAAGTGTAACAGACCCGCTTGCATCACCATTAAGAGTAATTACTGGATCTGGCTTGTTGGTTGTGTTGGTCCAATCTAAATAATAGCTGCCTTCTTGCCCGTCGAGAATATCAGCATCTAAACCAGAACTCGCACCGTCTACAGTTTTGATAGCAGTTAAAATTTCAGCAGCAGATTGATCTGCTGTTGCACCTGTTTCAATGCCATCTAGTTTAGTTCCGTCTGTTGCAACATCACGACCATCTACTGTTCCTGATACGGCTATGTTTCCCGTGATGCTTACGCCAGTTGCAGTAGTGGCAAATTTAGCACTGTTGTCAAAGTAAATAGTCTGACCTGCACCTGAATTTGTTTGTATACTTGTTTTTGTTCCGGCAGCATTTTGGAAATAGGTTGTTCCGCTACGTAAAAACAAGCTTCCTGTACCAACATCATCTATGTAACTGTTTGAACCGTCATGGTAAATTTCAAGATCATTTCCTGTACCGAACAGTGCTTTTTCGTTATCGCCAAGACTTAGAGTGTTTGCTGTTATAGTACCGTTTACGTCTAACAGTGTGTCAGGTGCAGTTGTCCCAATACCTACTCTTCCGTTTTCTCTAATTGTGAAAATAGGAGTGCTAGAGTCTTTTATTACTTGAAACTTACTGTCTGTGTGATTGTTATCGCTGTCTATATTAAAAATAAGATCTTGCGTTGATCTAACATCAGCTTCTGCTTTAACAAAAACATCGCCATCAGTATCTCTGACTAGTTCGTCATTGATAAACTGCTTTTTTGTTTTGTTATCCCATTTCCAGCCGCGAGTTCTTCTAGCCATTTTCAATCCTTATTGCGATACTTCTATTGTATTTACTACTGCTGTCCAGCGTATTGTTTTACCATTTTCACCTGTACAGAATATACCTACGCCGTTGGCAAATGCTCTAGCATCTACTTGCCAGTCTGCATCGTCAGTAGCAACAATAATTTCGTATATGTCTCCAACATCATTAATTACACCACTATGATTGTCTACAACAGCTTTGAGATGCCAGCCTCCGCTTTCGTCAGCTGCATCTGTTCTTCTTGCTACAATATCAACTGAGTAAGATATTGTCGTATTTAACGGAACAGGAATTCTGCTGTTAGCAGTGCCTCCTACAAATATTTCGGTTTCTGTGCTGTTAGTGGTTGTGCCATATAATATGTATTCTTTTTTGCGGTAATGAGTATCTCCGTGTGTAATTACAGAGTCTGCATTGTTTACATCAACATGACCGCTAACAGTAAGATTTTGTGTAACATTTATATCACTTGTTACAGCAAGATCATTTTCAATAGTGACATCTGTACTAAATGTAGCAGGAGGCGTGATAGTGATTGCACTGCTATCAGTTGTATCAATAAAAGGTGTATATAAAACGTTACTAACAGTAAGTGCATCTTGAATTGTTACACTGGTAGGCAAGCCAACAGTAACCGCAGCAGTCTCAGAACCAGAACCACTTACAATTACTTCGTTAGCAGTGCCAGAAACTGTAGCTACGTAATTACCTGTTGTGTCTGTTCCTAGTGCTACGGAATTAGCTTCAATGGTTGCTGTAAGTGTGCCACTAGCTAGATCAGTAAGTGTCACTGATCCTGACAAGTCTCCGCCTAGTGTAATTGTTGGATCTGGAAGATTAGAAAAGTTGCTGAAATCAAGATAGTAACTGCCTTCTTGACCGTCTAGTAAATCAGCATCTAAACCAGAACTAGCACCATCTACAGTTTTAATTGCAGTTAGTATTTCTGCTGCTGTTTGATCTGCTGTTGCTCCTGCTTCAATACCATCTAACTTCGTGCCGTCTGTTGCTACGTCTCTGCCATCTACAGTACCTGACACTTGAATATCGCCGGTTACAGTTATACCAGTAGCTTCGGTAACAACTTTTGTTGCATCAGAATATTTTAAAACAACAGCATCGCCATTTTCTTCTAGCTGAGAAGCAACAACAAAATTAGTACCGTTGTATTTTAAAATACTGTTGCTGTTGATACTTGGAATGGCAACATCATTTAGATCACCCAGGCGTAGGTCTAAGACAACACTGTTTCTTATGTGCACAAAATCATCTGCTGTTAAATCAGCACCTAGTACTAATGAAGTACCGCTTATGGTATAATCATCTACAGCCTTTTGTTTTGCACCATTAAGCCAAACTTCTATTTCATCGTACCTATAAGCTTTGGTCATAGTAACAGTATCTGATCCAGCTGTCACTGAGGGGAATTCATTTATATAAGAATTGTTTACAGCTATGTTTTTATATACGTGTATTTCTACAAGATCATTTGTAACTAGTGGACTATCGAATGCAAGAGTAGTTCCGTTTACTGAAAAGTCTTCTACTTCTTTTAATCTGATACCATTTAGATAGACTGAAATTTCATCTAATCTATAAGCTGCACTCATTTGGACATTTGTGCTGGCATTGGTTACAACAGGATATTCAATAGCATAAGCTTTAGCAAGACCTGACTTTGTATCTACTACCGTAACAAGATCTGCAGCGTCTAATGTTTCACCAAATGTTATTGTTGTGCCGCTCAGCGTGTAGTCGCTGTTGATACGCATAAGTGCACCGTTTAAATATACGTATAAAATTTCATTTGCTGCAAGTGCTGCACTAATTGTTACATCAGCTGAGCCGCCTGTTACAGTTGGATATTCAATATTGTAATCATTTAGAGTTACGCCAAGTCTATCAAGATCTGCCAAAACATCTGCAAGGGTGCTACTCGTACTGTTTATAAATGCAGACGTATCAATTGCCACAGTATCTTCATCTACTGTGATAATTCCGTTACCGTCAATAGATACTCCTGCACCAGTGGTGGCTTCTTTGTATTTTGAACCGTTAAAGAATATAAGGGTATTAGTAGTTTGTCCTGCTACATCTGTATCGTCAAGATCTACAAAGCTGGTAGTTGTACTGATACCTGTTAAGTTAGAACCATCTCCATAGAATGCACCTGCGTAAATATCGTTGCCTGTAGCATTGCCACGTGACGTAACAGAGTCTAGTGTGCTAGTGCTTGAAAAAGTAACAATGTTATGCACAGAGTCACTGCTGGTTACAACACTCATGTCATCGCCGTCTGTCAGCCTAAGTGTGGAATTTAATCTAACGTCGATTGTTGAACTAGTATCGTCTGATATAGTAAAGCCATCGTTGTAACCAATAATGTCGCCAGTTACTTCTAGATCGCCTATAACTACCGTGCGGTCAGATGCAGTTGCAGGTTGAAGTTCTAGATTTGCCACAGTGCTGGTTATATTAACATTACCGATATTATAATTGTCCGCTACAGTGAGAAAATCTGTTTCAATTCTACTTGAATGAATAGTACCGTTTACATCTAAAGTGTACGCAGGCGAAGATTGTTTTACGCCTATTCTGTTGTTTGTTACGTCAATATAAAGTAGATCGGTTTCAACTGCAAGGTCAATACCGTTTCTCTCAAGATTAGCTTTAAGTAACGGTCCTGATATACGACCTACAGCCATGCACTCTCTCCACGGGGATCCTGTCCCTCCAACCACCTTGCATTGCGGGTTGACCACAGTTTGTAATAGTATTTATGCACAAGGCGGTATTGATAAATACTGATATAAGAAGGCAGTAGAGGTTATCATGCGAGCACGAGAGTTTACAATTAACATACCCATAAACATAAAAATTAATGGGGACGGTGAGCCTGAAATTGATATGGGCAATAGTGACACTGATCATGATGAACTTGACCAGAATCCTGTGTTTACTCCGCCTTTGCAACAAAATACAGAACTTGCAAAAGCCGCAAACGGAAAACGCAGCGGAGTGATTGATAAATTGCTAGCAGATCAATCAGACCATGGTTACGAAGAAGCCGAACAAGAAGTAGGCGATCCGAGAAGTCAGCAGTGAGGTAACTGCGGTGTCAGACTTTACACAAGATATATTTTCAAGTAGACGTAATGTAGGGGACGGTAACACTCGCATTGGCCAAAAAGGCAGGATATGGTATGATTCTATTACAAACACTATTAGGATATCAGATGGCGTAACACCAGGAGGAACAACTATAGCAAGTTTCTCCGGTGCATCTTCACGTACAAAAGAATATCCAACTGTCACAGATGGCCAAGCTACAGTAGAACTTGGGGGGGCTGCTTATGATATTGATTCAATAGATGTATATCTTAATGGAGTGCTTCTAAGAGAAAATAGTGATTTTTCTTTATCAGGTACTACTCTCACATTCGCAAGTGACCTTGAGACAGGCGATTTAGTAACTGTTGTATCTCATGGTTAGAACATCAAAGTAATATTGCTGCAAAAAAATCTTTCTAATTGTCGACCAATAAGATGTCAAACGTACAAGTATATCTACCGTTGTTAGACAGCGTGTGCATTCGAGCATCAATGTCTGTCTTTTCAGGGAATGATTGCGGAATAGGATATTCTAACTGATAAGGACTACCGCTTCCAACTACTTCAGCAATGTGTTTTACTTGAAAACTGCCTGCGCCACTTGCACGAGCATACAGTTTAAAGCTGCCTGAAGCAGATGCTTGCGCTGTGACATCAAGACGCATTAAGTAACCTGTTTTGCCTGCAGGTATGGTATAGATACTCATCAGTGTCTGGCCTATATTCTCTAGTATCTTTGCCACTGTGGTGCCGCCTGACTTGATCAGTATGCGTTTTGTGTTTGGATCAAAGCCGCTAGCAGCAGTAAATCTTGCTCTGTAAATTCTCTTGTAGTTGTTTGTTGTAGTAGCACTTGAACCTGAAATAGTTACAGTTTCAGTTTGAATGTTAAAGTTGCTGTCCAGTCCTTGTATTTCTACTGAATCGCCGTTGAGGTCTGTGCTAGAGTTATTCTCGTTGTTTGGCTCAACAACACTCACAGTAAGCACACTGTTCGAGTCAATAGTGCTCCAAGGATAGACAGTATCGTTCTCATCCCAAATAGTGCCATTAGTGTTTTGGCTCATAGCAGGCACAGCACCAAACTTGTGTATTTCGCCAAATCCAGCAGGCAAGTTAATACTGTTGTACAGGTCGCCGCCAACAGTTCTAATTACAGGCTGCCCAACAGCATTATAATCCATAGCCTTGTGGATATTGACTTGATTAGGTTCATTTGAATGTGTATAACTAGTGCTGTTTGGTATGTGGTTAGGCATTAAGTCCAGGGTCTCCCTGCATCAAGAGTTCCGGTATTCTCGTCATCATCAGGATTATAAGCATTTGCTTCGTAAGGATTAGGAAGTCTTGTTTTGTTCCATGTGTTTGCTGCTCTATAATATGCTGCGTTTGTATCTGCTGCTGCTAAACCTTTACGTTTAGCACTAGCAATTGCACCTCTATATTCTTGACGGACTTCTTTATTGCCAGATTGATCAGCAACACAAATTACTAGATCTCCTTCAGCAATACCAGCTGCTGTAAGGGTATCACTGCCGTTATTTGTTTGATTGATCGAAGGATCACTATCAGCTCTGACATCACCGTACATTGCAGTAGTTACAGGTGAACCTTCTACAGCCTGTGCTAGTGCAGTGAGGCCATTCATTGTTGTTGATCCCATAGTGACAGTAAGATCAAACACTACGCCTGTGAGTCCTTTGCACTTAATTGTTGCCATTATTCGTAGCCCCTTGGATCTTTTACCCTAATATCTGCAGGGTGTTTCGGTCCATTTACTCCACCGCCTGCATGTGTTGTAACACTAGCTACAGGTTCTATAATTTCATTTGGTGAATTATCGTAACCGCGATTAGGATCGTTTAACATTGAAAAAATCTGTTTAAAACGGCCCTCGGGCGGTTGCTCGCAAGGAGACACAGGAACAATCTCAACTTGCTCCTGTTCTTCGTGTGCTTCTAATTTATCTAAAAGGTCTAGTACTGATCGTACGAGGTCTTTAGCTCTCATTGCATACTCCTGTATGCAATATTTAGCCCTTTTTAGCGATCAGGATGAGGAACTAATTCGTAATCGCCGTTGGATTTTTCTCTATACTTTAAAAAACCATTTGCAATAAGGTTTGCTACAGTGTTTTCTGTAGCTTGATTTTTACCATCCAGCTTACCTAAAAAATAAGCCAAGGCGCTTACACCAACAAAAATTGCAATATGAGTTAGGGTCATTGTGTTTTCCTAAACGTTGTTCTAACTGTATTTACTTTAACACAATACAAAATTATGTCAAGAAAAATTCAATAAATACCAGTGCTACAACGGAGGATTTTACAATGTCATTAAAAAAAATTGCCTTAGAGTTGGAGCTTGGACAAGAAATACTAGTTGGTAAAAACAACGAACGTGCTAAAATCACAAAAATAGAATTTCACGAGAAAACAGGAGTTGTGTCACTAAACACAACTCGTGGTCCAAGATCTGCACTTACTTTCAAACTTTCTCCACAAAAGTATTACGAGAATGTAGCAGACAAGTATCGCTGATAAATAACAGTATGAAAATTGTTGATATTACAATTCACGAAGACGATATTGAAGAATGGAAAGCAAGTAAAGATACTTGCAAGAAAACCACTCCTATAGGTGCTAGTGCTGAAGCAAGTTGTAAAGCACAGGGTCTTCGTGCTAGAGATACTAAAAAAACACAGAAAATAGGCAGGCGCAGGGTTAAGCTAGGTGGCACTAGAAGGAAAAGCACTACATATGGCGGACCTGTAAAAGATTACGGTTCAAGAGATAGATTACCAGGTGGTCGCGGAAGACTCAGATAATGAGAAGTAAAGAATTTGTATTCGAGTCTGATCTTAAACTGCTTTATCACTCTATGACTTATGAAAAGGCTGTAAGAATACTGATCAATAACGGTCTTGAAGTAAATGTAGAAGATGCAATTCCTGTTGCAAAAGATAGTTTTATAAGTTTTAGTAGATCACCTAGCAATCAATATGTTACTGAATTCTTAGACAGAGCAGTTACTTTTGAAATTAATCAAGAAAAATTAGAACAAGCACTGCAAACTAGACAAGGTAAGTCACCAGGTAGGTCCTATAAATTAGGGCCATTTACACTAGGACAAGTTTTCGACGATGAATTAGAAACTAGGTTAGACCTAGAAGGCAAACAACCTGTTATTGGTCTTAAAAAATTTGTTAGAGCAGTTCATGTATGGCCAACAGAAGCAATACAAACTGTTGCAAAATACGACGAAACAGGATATATACCTGACAGGTACAAAGACGGCACTGAACTTACAAAACAGAATTATGTAAAATACATAGATGTTGTAAGGAAACATTCACAGCCTGATTTAGAATTATTAGATCAAGTGTTAGAAATGGCAGAGAAAAGAGGCATAAGAACTCATGTGTACTTGAATAGAAAAGACTTCTTAGGAAAACGTATTCATAAAAGTCTAAGACCAAACGGTAGAACTCTAAGGCAAATTTTTAAAGCAGCATTAGCAATTGTAACAAGAGGTAGAATAAGATGAGATTCAGTGAAATTTTAAATGAGCATCCAATGGCACTTGTGAAAGCTCTTTACAACCATATTACAAAACAAAAAGGGGACATTACAAATCCTCAAGAAATTATTGATGCAAGCGAAGTTTTAGGACTGCGTAATCAGTTAGATACTGATCGTATTCAAGACATAATTAATCCACTTCAAGCCTATGCAAAAACTGCTGACTATAACAAAAAAGATGGAGACCTAAGCACTAAATTAAATGTTCCAAAACCTACAGATGATTTTGAGAGCAGACGAAACGACGCCTCGCCACGAAATGTAAGAAATAATAACCCTGGCAACATAAGAAAATCTAAAGATGCTTGGCAAGGAAAGACAGGCAACGACGGTGCATTTGTAACTTTTGACACACCACAAAACGGAGTCCGTGCACTTACAAAACTTTTGTATAATTATCAAAAGAAATATAATCTTAATACTATAACAGGAATTATTACAAGATGGGCACCTCCTAGTGAAAATGACACTGCAAGTTATATTGCGTTAGTGGCAAGCAAAACTGGCATCGGAGCAGATGAAGAAATAAATTTAAAAGCCAATGCTACACTTACTAAAAAATTTGTAAAAGCAATTATACAAAAAGAAGGAAGCCAAGCTGCTGTAGATTATTTTGATCCATATATCGATGATGGTATAGCAGCAGTAGACTGACGGTTGACAAAATCTTCCTTTCTGTTATAATGTTTTTTTAGGATTAAAGTAATGCCTGACGTTTTAGTGTTAAATGCTGATGCAAGACCTTTGTCATATCTACCGTTGAGTTTGGTAGAATGGAAAGAAGCAATTACATATATATGTTTAGATAAGTGCGCAGTGTTAGAATGGTATGATGACTGGATTGTAAGTTCCCCAAGTTGGGAAACTCGTGTGCCTGCTGTGATCATGTTAAAAGATATGTATAAGCGAAAAACACATCCTAGATTTTCAAAAAACAATGTGTACCTACGTGATATGAACACTTGCCAATACTGCGGGAATGAATTTTCAAAACATGATCTTACATTAGATCATGTATTGCCAATATCTAAAGGTGGTAAAACAAATTGGACTAATATTGTAACTGCATGTAAAAGCTGCAACGTTAAAAAAGGTAGTCGGACTGATGTCAGTCCGTTACGACGGCCGTATAGGCCAGATTATTATGAGCTAGTACACAAAAGGAAACAATTAAAATTTGAACTGCGGCAAGAAAGTTGGAAGCAGTACATATAAAAAAAGGAGCACTAGGCTCCTTTTTTATTCTTATTATCTGTATCAGTAATACTTATACCGTGATAGTCTAGTATATGTTGATAACGAGCTAGCGCTCTACGTGCTCTAGCTTCGCCTACAGCTTTCATTGCGTTGCCAACGCCTTTCCAAAATGAGTTCATTAGTTATGGTTCCATATATCTAGTGTTGTTTTATAATATTTTTGAAAAGGAGCTTCTCCCCTATTCAACATTTGCTGCCTATTCTCAAGATCATAAATGTCATGAGCATTAGCCAAATAACGTTCTTCGTCAGAACGTCTATCAAAAAGAGACTTAATAAATTTACGCATCGTTGTCAGTTCCGATTATTGTGCCATGAAAATTTACTTCCCAAGGCATTTCAAATAGGGTTAAAAATTTTTTTATTTTTTGATGTATAATTTTCATTACTTTTTAATCCTATCACGAATTCCACGAATAGCAGTATCACGTGGAATGCCATTTTGCATCAAACTACGAATTTCTCTGCCATATTCGAACGCTACATATTGGTCAAGGGCAGCGTCTCTTGCTCTTTTTTCGAAGAGCCGTCCTATGTTTAACATCTATTAAGTCCTTTTTTGTAAGTTTAGTAGTAAAATCTAGAGAAAGAAAAAGTTTTTACTAACTCTATTTACATCAACTATAACATAAAAAAGGGGCTTTAATAGCCCCTTTTCATGCAAACGATCTTTGCGTTACGTGCATAAGTTACAGTAATATTACTAATTTGCTTTGCAGTGCTTTGCGTATAGGCTACAAGTGTGGTCGTTTATCATATCCATTTTGTTGCCCATTAAGCCATTCCAACGATCTATGAGTTTTTTTACAAAGTCTACTTTTACTACAAGACCATCGGAATTTATATATTTTTCAGTACCTGCATGTTTGAAGCCCATAAACGCTGGCGGAACCATCGTAACAATATCATTATTGTTTACCCAACGATAATGCGTTTTGTCTTTCATGCTGTCTGCAAATACTGCGTCGCCTGCTCTTGGAGATCCAAAAGTATGTAGTTCAAGCGGATCTGGCAATGCGTCATCATCCCACGCTCTACTTGCCATAATAGTAATCATTGCAGCACCTAAGCTGTGTCCAGTAAACCATAAGTTTCTTTTATCCTCATTAAGAGCAATTAAATCTTCGTAAATCATCTCCCAAATGTCGTCAGCTTCACGTTTGAAGCCTTTATGTACTTTACCTACTGTTTCGCTGTCTTCTTTTCTTGCATCTAAATCTGCAAGCATATCATTAAAATTACCTGGTTCAGTACCACGGCATGCAAACACTACATCTGAATCACTTTCAAATCTATATGCTTGTGCCCCGTCTCTGTTATAATATTCAAAAGTATGAAAACCAAATTCTTTAACTAATTTTTCTGCTTCTTCCGGTTCTTGATAAACAAACTCAGATAGTTTCGCAAGAACGTGGCCTCTTCCCGAGACCCGTAGTGATTTCATGTGCATTGGGTTGCCCTCCATTCCCAAAACTATTTATGTAACAGCAGCTAAATAAATGCATGCGTAAAAAGACAAGATCCATCTTAGAAGAATTACAAAGTTATAGAAGTCAAGATCCTGACTCTATGATAGAAGCATCAGCTGCAAACATTTTAGAAAGTGTTATAAATCTTATGTCTCGTATAGACAATCAGTATGGCACCGAAGTAGGCGTAAAACTAGAAAAAAAGTTTATCAATGCTTTGAAAACAGGTGACATTGAAAAATTTAATCGCAGTCTAAAACGCACAATAAGGGAAAGCAAAAATGAAAATCCTTAATGAAGGCGGAAACATATTCAAAGATCCTGAAGGTAGAATATTAACACAGAGAATCAATAAAGCAGATGTATTACCTACTTTACAATGGCTAGAGCAAATTACAGGTTTACCACATGAAGATTTTATGTTAGGATCTACTGGACGTAAAGAAACCAGTGGAGACTTAGATGTGGCTGTAAATCAGCAAGATGTTTCAAAAGATGAACTTGTGAATAAATTAGCAGCTTGGTGTAAAAAGAATGGTAAAGATCCAAAAACATGGATTCGTAAGACAGGTATCAGTGTGCATTTTCTTACACCTATTCTTGGTGATGAGTCAAATGGCTATGTACAAACTGATTTGATGTTTGGCGATCCAGAATGGATGAAATGGAGTATGGCAGGTTCTAACGAAGGTACAGCTTATTCTGGAGCCGACAGGCAAATACTGATGAGCAGTATTGCTACTGCGCAAGGAATGAAATGGAGTTCTCAAAACGGCTTGATTGATAGAGAGTCTAATCAAGTGATATCTAAAAATCCGCAAGAAATTGCGCAACACCTAATTGGTCCAAATGCACAAGCAGATGACTTAGAAAGTGTAGAAACAATTCTTACAAAATTACGTAACCGTATAGATTACAGAGAATTAGTAGCCGATGCAGAAGCAACTTTTGCAAAAAAAGGTATCCAATTACCTGAAAGCAAAGATATAACTCGTTTGCGTGAACTAGCCGGAGCTATCTAATGAAAGTTATAGAACTATTTGAAGATGTTAAGTTTACCTTGAATGAAGGTGCAGAAGCACGTATACAACACGCAGAAGATTTAATTTTTTGGGAAGGGTCTAAAGGTGCACTTCGTGCAGTTGATGCGCTAAAAGGTTTAGAACAAGGCAGGCACAAAGATGTTACTATCAAGTGGGACGGATCGCCGGCTATAATTTTTGGACGCAATGAAAACGGTGATTTTGTTTTAACAGATAAAAGTGGCTTTGCAGCTAAAGGTTACGACGGTAAGCCCACAAGCGCTGCCGCAGTAAATGCAATGTTTAGTAGACGTAACCCAAATAACGCAGAAGCACAAAAAATATTTGCAAGTAAGATGTCTGCTCTTTATAACCTTTATGAAAAAAGTTTTCCTCAGCATGTAATAGGATATTTAAAAGGTGACCTACTGTATTTTGATACTCCACCTCAACAAAATGGTAACTTTGTATTCACGCCTAATATTGTTACCTACTCTATTGATGCATCGAGTGAAATAGGAAAAAACATAGCAGCTAGTAAAAGTGGAGTAGTGGTGCACAGGTTTATGACACCCGACGGTAAAGATTCTACGGTGCCTCAAAGTATACTCAATCAAATGAATACAGGTGAAGTACTGTATTTTCCTCCTGTAACTGTTGAACGTGCACCTAATGTCAACGACAGTCATGTAAATGATGCAAATAGTGGTATTACACAATATGGTGCACAAATCGACGATATGTTGAATACCGAACGATTAACAAGATTAAAGATGAAAGACCTGCCTATGATTTTCTATACCTATCTTAATAGAAAAGTAGACAGCGGTCTTACAAATCTAGGATCTGATTTTGTAAATTGGCTAGGAACTAGCAAAGTGTCACCTGCTAAACAGCAGCGTATTCAACAGTATATTACTGAGCATCAAAGTGCGTTTAGTGGTATGTGGAAAATTGTAGATCAAATTATGCAAATTAAAAATGATATAATCAAGCAGTTTGACTCACATAATACAGCTATTAAAGCGACAATTGGTGATGCTTCAGGCGGCGAAGGATATGTGTTAGATCATAGTCAAGGTGCTATAAAATTAGTTGATAGATCGGGTTTCACTGCTGCTAATAGGCAAGTGCAAAGAGAAGCAAAAAGCATTGAGCTAAATCAAATCCAAAAGCTGAGCGGCATAAAATGATGGAGTTCATTAAAGAAATACACGAAGCACGAATGGTGCGAAATGAAAGTGATCAAAAATCACTTACATATTCCGACTGCTGTGAAAAATTGTTTTTGACTGTATGTATTATTGAAGTAATGCGATACGATAATGAAAATGATAATTTTCTTAATAGGTATCTAGATAAAACTTTGGACTACAACGGTTATAAAATGTTTAAAATTGCAAATACTGACCTTTACAATTTCATATATTTTGTAACTGGCGATAACACAGCAATGGATAAGTTGAAAGATCCAGGTGCAGCTAAAAAAGTTAGACGTAATACACATTTACCTATCGCAACACTTGCTGGACATCTAACACAAATTAAAAATAATCCGAGAGATCCTAAAATAAATTCATACAGTTTATTTTATGAACTACAAAAAAGTCTTGCAGCACAGATATCAGATTATAGTTTTATACGTAGATTACTAGCAAACTATACAAAAATTTCTGTGCAACAGCGCAAAGAAGTAGTAACCAAACTTTTATTTGCTGCTCGAGCAAAACTACGCTCTAGTGATATTATAGATGACTTTTCTCGATGGGTAGGCAAAAATCGTTTAGAAGTAAGTTCTGTAAGGGATACAGAAATTGAAATAAGCCAAGCTGACTTTGATGCAGGATCTACTAAAGATATGGCATACTACAGAATGCTTGTAGGCAGCGACAACATGGTATTAGCTCACAAATTTGTTGAACGTTCGTTCAAAAACACTAATTCTCCACTGAATTATATACAAAGTTATTTGCCTATTATTAAGATGATTCATGACTTTATTCAAGCGGGACCAACAGCTATACAGCAGCTTAAAGTTCTACACAGTAGAATTAAAAAATCTAACAAATAAATTAGTCAAAACCAGTTTTTTTTATTATCTTGCTAAATACTTTTAACAAGATCATTCCGATCTTGAAACATTTTAGGAGATAAAAAATGGCTGTAACATTTGACGTAACCCCAGCTAACGGTGGTACCCATGCGGTAAACTCACTGATTTCAACAAACCAGGTACAAAGCTTCCTGCTAACTGTTCGTTCTACATCTAACGGCGACAACACAGCAGTTGACCTACGTGCTGTAGACGCTGCTTATGGTTCTGTATATGATACTATTCTAAGAGAACTTAACCCACTACTAGTGTTTGGTGCAAACGCTGGTACTGGTGTTGTACACCTAATTATGGATGCAAGCCACTCAGACGCAGCTTCTATTGCTGCACGAGTTGGTGCGCTAGATGGTTGTGGTACAGACACAGCTTGTACACTAGGAACAAGCATCACTGTAGCATAATAAGCTTATTTGTGTTAAATAAAAAAGCGTCACTTTTACAGTGGCGCTTTTTTTATGACTTAAATAGTTGATGCGCTTTCAAGTAAAAACCCTTGTTGACATTACTGACACAGGTATCCGTCGACGACATAATAAAGAATCTTTTCAACAAGATAACTGCGACACAGTAATTCAAACCATTGGACTTAGAGCTAATCCTGAAAACATTCATTTTTTGATAAAAGACGAAGATTGTGATACGCAATTTGGATCGAGATACAAAGGCACACAGAAAGTTTGGGTAATTGAATTTGAACCTAACATACCTGATTCTATTACATTAGACATGTTAATTAATGACTTTGATCTAGTGCCTTTTTTAATAGATCTAGACGAAACTGTGGAATTTGCTATTCCTTGCTTTTACACCCAAGACAATGAACTACAGAATATTCTTTTTCTAAGTGTAGCATAAATATATTATCATTAGGAATACCGATGAGCACTACAAGTTTAGAAAAAGAAAATTTAGAAGCGCATGTAGACTTATGTGCTCAACGCTACGAGTTTCTAGAAAGTAGACTAGAGCAGGTAGAGGAGAGTGTAACAAAAGTGCATGAATTGATTCAATCACAAAATGAAGTTATACAGCGTAATAATAAAACTGTGATTGGCACTATTATTACAGCCTCTGGCACTATAATGGCAGGATTGTTATCTACTATAGTTGTGCTAATATTTCAGTTAGGATAAGCAAATGCAAGAAGCAAAACAAATTTGGGGACGAAAAGGTCAAACTTTAGTACGTAAATATAGATGTAGTGGTGGAAAGCGACACGGACGCATTGTTTCTTCTCCCACAGCATGCCATGCTGCTCCTAACGTGGCACGAAGTGCACGAATGAAAGTTACTAGAGCAAGACTAGGCAAGGTAATGGCAAGACGAGCAAAGCGCACAAAACGCATTAATCCAGCAAGTAAAAGATTAGCACAAGGGTTGAATAAAAGAAGATGAAAGTTATAGATCTATTAAAAGAGCAAGAAGATGTGCTACAAGAGCAAGACCCTGTACTAGCAGCAAACACAGCTTTGCAGCAGGCGAGGGAGGCAGTGCGAGTCAAGCGTGATGAAATACGTAAAGCACAAACAGAAGAATTGCCAGAACTGCAACGCCAAGAAAGAAAGGCTGCACAGGCAGTGATAGCAGCACAAAATTCAAAAGCTGTTCAGCCGGCACAAACAACACCTACCACTGCGCCGACAGCACAAACTATGCCTACTGCTACTACACCAACCACAGGCGTAGCCACATGAAGATCAACGAACTAATCCTTAGTTACGAGATTCAACGATCAAACGAAGAACAAGATCTATTGAATAAACTTGGATTGCCAGTTCCTATCGACAGTTTGACAGAACGTGAAGAAGTCATATTTAACACTCTAGAACGTAAAAATCTAGTAAATAAAATAAAAGAAGACGGACATATACTGGTAAAGCGAAATGAATACTGTCATACCCCATTTAAAAGAGCTCCTGAATAGCGTAGATGTTTCCAATATTCCTTATCAAAAAGGAAATAACATCTACATAGGACGTTCTTGCGTAAGAAAAGTCAAATATGGGTATAAAACTTTTTATAACAAAAAATTTGTAGCTGAGACATTTTCAAAAGTAGCAGCAATTACTTTAGCAAAGTTATCTAATACTCACGAGGACAAACTTTTCCAAATAAAAAAATTAGATAATATTATACATAAGAATTTTAATGACTGCTTGTTTTATAAAAACGCAAGCAAGAAATCAAAAGATTCACTAGCACAATCTGTGCTTGATGTAAGAATAGATGTAAGTACTGCAAAAATTGATAATGCAGTATCTGAACTGTTAGATATTTTACATACAAATTGATAAATATACTAAACAATTGGAAGCAGCACCATGAACATAAAAGATATGAATAAAAAGCCAACTTTAACAAATCTAAAAGACAATCTTGTTGAAAGATTTAATATTGATGTTGAGTTAGACGAGTATTCTTTGAATCAACTACTAGCAATGCAGTCTACTCTACAAGAAAAAGTAAGTAAACTTGTAGAAGGAAATAATTTTGATTATACACAGTCAGATGTATATCAAAAGAATCAACTGTTTTTAGAAATACTCGAAGCTGAGATAATAGATCGCAAAGCTTTAATAGAAGGCGCTGAAGACAGAGCTGGTATAGTAATGGCATCTAGAGACATGGTAAACAAAGTTACTAACTGGATGGAAGACACAGCAGAAGCACAGAGTAAAGCTATGCTAGAACTAGCTGACGACATCCGTGATGAAATGGGAGCCGACACAGCACAACAATACCAAGACGTTGTAAAACCTGCACTAGAAAGTTTATATGCTGCAATGGAACAATCTAGAGAACAGCTAGTTGCAAGTGTTGGTATACTTACAGGCGAAGGCGGTCCAGTAGAGCCAATGGGCGCACCTGATATGGACATGGGTGCTGACATAGAAGGCCCAGGTGATGAAGATATACCTACAGACGATGAGTTTGGTGCTGCTGCTGCCGCAGCCGGCGGGGATGAGCCAGCAGACCGCACACGTAGAGAATCAGTTGATCTTTCACGTAGACTTGGCACTATAATGAGCGAAGGCTACGGCAAGAAGAAGAAAAAGAAAAAAGCATACGAAAATGTAAGTGCAAGTGTTACTCCTCCAAGTGGTGGTATTACTTCACAAGGAATGAAAACACCTTACATTAGTAAAGAAACTGGTATGGTTTATATGTACGACGAAGCATCAGGCAAGTTTAAGCCAACTAGAAAAGCTACAAGTATGGAAATCAGAAGAGGTCGTGTTGATAGTAAGAAAACTTTTGGAAAGAAAAGTTACTAAAAATGCGCTTTGCAGAAATCCTGCGAGAAAATACAGATCTACTCTATCAAATTCTTGTGACTGTGCAAGGCAACGCCGATGCTGATGAAAAACCTGTGTATCTTCACTTTGATGGAATTAAAAATCCTAAGCCTAATGTGATAAATTTAGATTTAAATCGTTTAATGACGAATGCAGGAGCGCAACAGTTTACTTTTGATACATTTAACAACGCATACGATCAAGACAACCGAATTCAAAAAATTGTTAAACAATTTGATAAGGACGGAATAGAATTGAAAACAGATCAGCAAATGACTTTGCCTGCTGATCAAGAAAAGCGCATGCAGGATTATGATGCAAAAGATGATCCAGCAGCAGCACAAGCAGCAGCTAAACAACTAGAAGACTAATTTTAGTTGACTTTTAATTATTTTACCGTATAATAGAATTATGACTGAACGTAACCACGACGATATTGTAGCAGAGATTAAACTTCTTATTGAAGAAAAAGTCAAGCCGGCAGTTGCTGGCCACGGAGGCAATATTGAATTTTTAGAATTCAATGATGGTAGACTTTTGCTAGAGCTAGGCGGTGCATGTAGCGGCTGTGCTGGCAGCACTATGACTCTTAAAATGGGCATTGAAAATATGTTAATGCATTATATCCCAGAAATTAAAGAAGTAGATGCACAAGACGATCCTAATAGTAATGTTGATCCATTTTATTCTAGTATGGATTTTTATAATTGGGACGAAGACGAAATAGATGACACTAATAAAGAACAAGTTTGATTATAAAGCAATAGATAGAACCAGTGTAAACGGGCAAAGAAAATACTTAACACCAGATGGTAATGCAGTAGCAAGTGTAACAACAATTTTAGATGCTACAAAAGACAAAACTCATTTAATCGCTTGGCGTAAAAGAGTTGGTGAAGCAAAAGCTAGAGAAATTACTACTGAAGCAGCAGGCGTAGGTACTCGAATGCACAAGTATTTAGAGGACTATGTGGAGCATGGCGAATGGCCTAGCCCTGGCAGCAATCCTTATGCGCAGCAAGCATTCTCAATGGCAACAGAAATTAAAATGAATGCTTTGACTGATGTAGATGAAATATGGGGCTCAGAAGTAGCACTGTATGTTCCTAATCTGTATGCTGGCACAACTGACCTTGTGGGTACTTACAAAGGCCAGCCCTCGATTATGGACTTTAAACAGACAAACAAGCCTAAGAAAGTAGAATGGGTTGAAGACTACTTTTTACAATTAACTGCTTATGCAATTGCACACAATGAAATTTATGGCACTGATATAAAAGAAGGACATATTTTTATGTGCTCGCGAGCAGGAGAATACCAACAGTTTGATATTTGGCCAGATGAGTTTGAAGAATGGAAAAATGCTTGGTGGGACAGAGTATACCGATTCTATGAGCTAAACACTGCATAAAATACTGATCCGCTAAATAGTATGTCATATATAGGGAGAATGATATGGCATATAAAGCTATTAAATATTTTGTGGCTTTGTGTTTTGTATGTGCAGCATCAGTAGCTCATGCACAGACAGATCCAATAGTTACAGAGTCGACAACCGAAAGTACGGTTACAACCACTACAACATCAGATACTACCATTACATCACCGCCGCCTAGTGCTATTTCGCCTGCAATAAGTGCATCGAATAGCGATTTATGCACAGTAGGTGTGTCGGGCGCTGTGCAGACGCAGATATTAGGACTATCAGCTGGCAGCACTGTGCGTGACATGAATTGTGAAAGATTAAAACTATCTAAAACACTTTATGACATGGGCATGAAGGTAGCTGCTGTATCAGCGCTTTGTCAAGATGAAAGAGTATTCCAAGCAATGTGGTATGCCGGAACTCCTTGTCCGATTGATGGAAAAATAGGTGAAGATGCAAGAAACTTGTGGATTGATATAGACGAACCAAATGCTATCGTGTTTGATAAGGAAGAACCTAATGCTAAGAGAAATCCTGAGTCAGGTGAAATCATTATACTTGGTTTCCTTGCTTTTCTCACTTTTAGTTTCCTCGGCGGCTAATAGTCAATCATCTGAGACAGAGAATCTTCTTACAGGAACTTGGAGTGGGTCTTATACAGCTTGCACTCCGGGCGTCGACTGCTGGGCAGGCACTAGTGGCGGCAGCGTGCCTAACTATGGCGGAGGCACATTTTATTGGGGCTGGGGAGGCGGAGTGGTTAGGCAAACTATAGCAATAAATCAAGCCCTGCAAGAAGCAGGAATACAAGTAGACGGATATAGATATTCATGGACCATTAAAAACGGTAACGCTAATCTTTTTGGTGATCAGCCTGGCACTGATCCATTTTACATTACAGTTAGCATCTATAACGCTGACGGTAGTTTATATAAACAATACACATACAACTATAGTGGTTCATACGATTGGACAACGTTTTCGGGATCAACATATTTTGGCGATCCTTTTCTTGAACCTGCTTTCTTTGGAAACTTAGTAGTATCTGCTTTTGGCGACGATACAGGCAATTGGGCAGGATATTACGGCCCAGAATTTGCAACTGGAGCATCTTCATTAAACCTAATATATTCTGCAAATCCTTGTTATACAGATCCACTTGCCGATCCTTCGTGTCCTGGCTATGCTGAAGCTTTTGCTGAACAGCTTTTTACAACACAATGCACAGCGAATCCTCTGTATGATATGTCATGTCCGGGTTACCAAGATGCATACTTTAACAGCATGTGTAATGCAGATCCACAATATTCACCGTTGTGTCCAAATTATACTCCGCAACAAGAATCTTCAACAACAGTTGTAGTTGCAGCTTTACCTGTACAAAATACAATGCCTGATCCTATAGTTGTTATAGAAGCAACCGTAGAAGAGTCAACCGATAACGAATCAGAAATGACTGAAGAATTAGATGAAGAAGGTAATGATTCAAAAAGAGAAAAAGTAAAAGAATTAGTAAAGGACAAACTCAAAAGTCTCGCTGAAGATTTAGCAGCGGCAGCAGATGCAGAAGCACAAATGGCTTTGCAAGCACAAATACTTGCACTTATGAGTTATGTCCCAGGGTTTAGTGCATATAACGCAACAGTTCCAGATGGCTTGTTATATGTATCAGAAAACCCGTATGAAGATTTGTATGTTCCTGACAGTAGGCAGGGCTTACGAAATGGTCTAGCACAAGAGCTAAAGCATAGGGAGATGGTGCAAAGCCAATATAATTGATATAATAAAGGAGAGGGTATGTATCAATATAGAGCAAAAATTTTAAAAGTAGTTGACGGCGACACAGTTGACGTTGATATTGATCTAGGTTTTGGCGTATGTCTAACGGACGAACGAGTTCGAATTATGGGAATAGACACTCCTGAATCAAGAACTAGAGATTTAACAGAAAAAGCATTTGGATTAGCAAGTAAAGAACGGTTGAAAGAATTATTACCTGAAGGTTCTTATCAAGTCTTAAAAACCGAAGTAGCAAAAAACGGCGAAGATATGAAAGGCAAGTTTGGACGTATTCTTGGTGATTTTTTAATTGGCGAAAAACGTGTAACTGCTTATATGATTGAAGAAGGTCATGCAGTACCTTATCATGGTCAAAGCAAAGATGACGTACAAGAACAACACATGAAAAACAGAGAAAGACTACTTGCAGAAGGTAAAGTAGTCCTAGATTAAGGAGATAAAAACGTGGCTGACAAAGATTTAGGAGAAGGCCTCGAACAACTAGAAGATAGTATCGAGAATTTAAAAAATAAAGAATTTAAAATACTTGGTATTAAAGTAACAGCAGTTACAGCAGGGGCAGCATTTGCCCTTGCTTCTAGCGTAGTAGGTGGTTTATATGGCGCTTTTACAGTATATAATGATTACATGGATATGAAAGAAATGATCCAATCGTATGTAGCACCAGACCTGTCGGGAATAGAGCAACAGATGAGTGTGCTTGCAGAACAAATGGATGCTACTGAAGACGCTGTAATGCAAGCTACAGATTATGCAAGAGACATACGTAATGATCTAAAAGATGATGTAGGCAGAGTGGAAGATCTAGTAGATAGAATTGAAAATCGTGTAAATGCTTCCGAAGCAGATGTGCGAGAAATGATTGATATTGCAGATCAAAGATTTGATACTAAGCGAGATCAATTATATGCAGATACAGATAGAAAAATCAATGAGCTCGAAAATCGCTTAAACTCTAAACTACAATTAGCTTTGGATAACCCTTTAGCAAACTAGGAAAAGCTGATAAATAGCTTATATAGGTGAGGTAATCTAATGGCTGTTGTTCAGATCAGTAAAATACAAGTAAGACGTGGTAAAAAGAATTCAGGTTCAGGTTTACCACAATTAGCAAGTGGTGAGCTAGGTTGGGCTGTAGATACTCAAGAGCTTTTTATAGGTAATGGTTCTGTTAGTGAAGGTGCGCCAGCTGTTGGTAACACACAGATATTAACAAATGAGTCAAATATCTTTCAATTAGCAAATGAGTATTCATACAATTCAGATCTAGGCTATATTAGAACAGGCGTAACGGACAATACCAAACGCACGTTGCAAAATAAATTAGATGATTTTGCTTCTGCTGCTGATTTTGGTATGACTGGCACAAGCACACAAGATGTAACAACATTGTTACAGAACGCAGTTGACCAATTATATCTAAACACGTCTACTAAAGGCACGGAAAAGAGCAGAGTTGTGTTATATTTTCCTGCAGGTGTGTACACTATCACTAATACTGTATACTTACCACCCCATGTTAATATAGTAGGTGAGGGTATAGACAACACTGTTATTAGAAACACAGGATCTCAAACTGTTTGTTTTGTTACAGTAAACGAAGACAGCACCCCTGGATCACCAGCTGCACACAGTACCAGCACTACAGCAAATCAAAGCAGTCATTTGTTATTCCGTAATTGTAATTTAGAAACTACGCAAAATAATACAATTTTACAAATGGATAGCTGTAAAGATAGCATATTTGAAAATGTAAAGTTTAAAGGTGCATGGTCATCAACAGACGGTATTACATCTGCCAATAGTGGAATTGTTCTAAACAATTTGAGTGCCAGTGTAAAAAGCACTAACAACAGATTTGTTAATTGTAAATTTGATCATTTGTCTTATGCTGTATACAGCGATTGGGATACTGAATTTAATCTTTGGGAAAGTTGTAATTTTTACGACTTAGGCGTTGGACTAGGATTCGGTGTAGGAGTTTCAACTTTAGATTCGTCCTCG